AAATATTAAGGTTTCACGAAGCTATATTTAGACTACCTAAGTGCATTGATGAAAAAGCAGAAAAAGATATGTGTAGAGAGGTGTTAGCATGGATGCCTTTGCCAGAACCATATAAGGAGGGACAAAATGAAAATAGTTAAACCGAGTTGTGAAATCATAACACCTATAAACGGTGAGGAAATATTAAAACATTTAGAGCTTTGTGGGCGTGTGTGCTATAAAAGCGAAGGACGAATAACGGAGGATAGTTATTCCAATTTCATCAAAAGCATTATCAAGAGAGAACATGAAGCTGTTCTTGAACACTTCTCCTTTACTGTTCGCTTTATATGTGACAGAGGTGTATCTCATGAAATCGTGCGACATAGAATAGCTTCCTACTGTCAAGAAAGCACAAGGTATTGTAATTATAGCAAGGATGACTTTTGTTCAGAAATCACAGTTATAGAACCGTTGTTCCTTGAACCCGGTACTAAGGGTTACGACCTTTGGGAGACATCTTGCTTAATCGCCGAGGAAATGTACTTTAAGTTACTCGATTGGGGATGTTCACCACAAGAAGCAAGAGCGGTTTTACCTAACAGCTTAAAAACTGAGATAGCTATGACTGCAAATATCAGAGAATGGCGGCACTTTTTCAAGCTCCGTTGTTCCCCTGCCGCTCATCCTCAAATGCGAGAAGTTGCTTGTATGCTTCTCAATCTATGTAAAGAGCAAATCCCTATATTATTTGATGATATCGAAGGAGCGTGTTGATATGAACCGTTCCGAACGAAGAAGATTGAAGAAAAAGGGTAAAGAACCTGTCATTAACATTAAAGCAAGTGATGTTTATGCTATGAAGAAAGAAGCTGCTTCAAAGGCAGCTGACACCGCTTTTGTTTTAATGCTCGGTATTCCCGCCATGGTGATTCATGACAAATATCCAAAACTTATGAAGCGTGTGGAAGATGGAAAACCGAGAGTAGAAAGGTTTTGTGATATGTGCATTGATTTGTATGATTCTTTTGAAAAGGGTTATTTGACCTTGGATGACATACATAAATGCCTATGGGAAGAAGCCGGAATAAAAATAGAAAGGAGTTCAAAATGAAACTAAAAGTAAAAGATGGTAAAGTTCGATTTATTATGGCAACAGGTGATGACTTTGTCCGTAACGAGATGGGCGTAAATGCAGCCAACTCGATTATCGAAAAAGGTACAGTAACGGAAAGTACACGGTTTGAAGGTTACCCTGTTTGTGTGGATGAAAAGTTTTACTTCGCCGCTCCCGTTACTAAAAGAAAAACAAAACGAATGGCATCCTCGGAGGTTGAGCCGCAGGAAGTCTCTACCGAGGAGTAAACAGCCATGAGATACGCTAATCTCCCTCCCGATATTACCGCTCTTCCTCAATGGGTGTGTGTATGGAATAACTCTAAGATACCAATGCAAGCTCGTATAAAAAAAGGAGCATCCTCCGTCAACCCGGAAACATGGTGTGATTTTGAAACGGCAGAAAAGGCGGTAAAAGATGGTATTTACGACCATATCGGTTTTGTTTTTAACAACAATGGAATTATAGGCATCGACATTGATTGTGGTTTCGATGACGATGGCTTTCTATCCGAGGTTAGTATTGATATCATGCGAGCCTGTCGTTCTTATACAGAACGCTCTCGGAGTGGCAGAGGTGTGCATATCCTACTCAAAGGAGATATACCGTTTAAGGGTAAAAATAACGGCAACGGAGTGGAGATTTACAAGAGTAGTCGGTACTTCATCGTTACGGGCGAGAAGCTCATATACGAAAATATGATAAGCAATCAAGAAGCCATCGATTATATTTTGGAAAAATACTTTCCCGAGACTGCGAAAGAGTCCGAGAAGTCCGGCTACTCTCAGCGTATCTACTCCCCCATTTATGTAAAACCGGAAAACGGTAAAATTATTGTACGACCAAAATACCCTCCAATCCCAAAAGGTATGAGGAATTTAAGTCTTACTTCTCTTGCCGGGCAAATGCACAGTCAAGGCTACTCGAAGAAAGAAATATATCAAGAGCTATTGTACGCTAACAAAGTTGCTTGCTCTACTCCCTTGCCGGAGTATGAGATTCAATCTATTACTAATAGTGTAACACGATATAGGAGGTAATATACATGGAGGTAGAATTTATATGTGATATTCTCGCTGAGCTTTTCGATTACCCCTGTAACTTCTCACCGTGCGATGAGGAACTGTTTGAAGGTGATAATTGTGCATGGTGTGAAGAACATTGTGGTAAAGCAGAAACCGCCGATTGTTGGTGTAGATATTTTGAAATAAAGAAAGGAGATGAGAAGCTTGGAAGAATCTCAGTTGTTTCAACTTAAAAACGGACAATACTTACTTGACCCTAATCAGTCAAAAGTTTTTTCCATTATCATAGGTGAACATCCTCATTGCAACTTTGATTATAAATGGGACGAGATGGCTATGGGAGACTTATTTGCAAAGTGCTATTCTCATAACACCGTCTATTGTCCCGAAGCGAAGCAATGGTATAGCTATGATGGTTCCGTTTGGGTGCGTGATACAGGAGCTATTATAGCAAGCGAAAGATTAAAAGAGTTTACTCGGCTCATGCAGCTATATTGTGTTGAGATACCAGATGACGAAGAAGGTATCGCTAAGAAGTATAAAACCTTCGTGTCGAAGCTTGGAGACCGTAGAGTTAGAGACCGTGTGTTAAAAGATGCACAGGGAGAAGCAAGAGTATCTATCATAAAGTTCGATGCTGACCCTTACCTCATCAACTGCAATAACGGTACATATAACCTCAAAACAGGCAAATTCCACCTGCATCGCCCAGAGGACTTCTTAACGATGAAAACCAACTGTAACTACTTACTCCCCACTCAAATTGTAGACTTCCCTCGTTGGGAGGAATTTATTGATGAAATCACTTGTGGGGATAAAGAAGTTGCTGACTATCTCCAAAGAGCTTTAGGTTATAGTCTCGCAGGTGTGGCGAGCGAAGAGTGTATGTTTATTGCCTATGGTAAAACTACCAGAAATGGTAAAGGAACTCTACTCAATACAATACACACAATCCTCGGAGACTACGCAAAGACCATCGGAGTTGGTTTTATTTGTGCTTCCCGAGGAGCTAAGTCTTACTCACAAGCTAACCCAATGGTATGCGCTCTCAAAGGTGCAAGATTCTTAACCATGAGTGAGTCGGACGAGCATAGCAAGCTTGACGAAGCCACCATCAAGAACTACACAGGAGGAGATCCAATAACTACCCGTCAACTTTACGGAGAAGCGTTCAGTTTCACGCCGCAATTTAAGATGTGGCTCTCCTGTAATACCCTTCCCAATGTCAATGATAAATCCCTGTTCTCTTCCGACCGAATTAAGGTGATTGAGTTTAACAGGCACTTTGATGAGAATGAAAGAGACACTAAGCTCAAAGAGAAATTTCTTGAAACGGAAGCTAAAGCTGTAATATTCAAATGGCTTCTTGATGGGTATGAAAGGTATAAAAAGCATGGTCTGAAAGAGCCTAAGTCGGTAAAGAACGCTGTGCTTGATTACGAGAAGAGAAACGACCGTGTTGCTCTGTTTGTGGATGAGATGTGTGAATTAGTTGAGGATGCACGAATAGGCAGAACGGAATTATATTCTTCTTACAAGACTTGGTGCCGCACGAATGGTCTTAACGCAAAGTCGGCTCAGAAGTTTTACGATGATATGGACAAACACGCCACTCAGAAAATAATTAGTGGCGTTAGACTGTATCAAGGAGTCAAGCTTAGGAATGTGTCTAATTTTAAGATTAAATAACACGAAAACACTATAGCGTAATAAAGGATAAGTTGGTGCAGAAGTGGTGCAAATGGTGCAGAAAAAAGAGTGTTTCTATATTATACCTTATAGAATTGAATATATAAGAGAGATATATAGAAGTGCCTTAAAATCTGCACCAACCTGCACCAAATTAGAATGGAGGTTGTAAAATGAGTGATAATAAACCTGTTAAGAAAAGAGAAAGAAAAGACCTTTCTTGGGACGGAAACGAGAAAATTTTACCGGGGGATAGGGGTCGATATTTGAGAGCAGCTATGGGTAGTTGGGACTTGCCTGTGATTGACATATCGGACGAGAAACAAGTAGAAGAAAGGATATTGTGGTACTTCAATCATTGCATAGAGAATGACTTAAAGCCTACTGTAATGGGTATGTGTAATGCACTTGGGGTTAGTCGTGATACCTTCTATAATTGGGGAGTAGGCAATTACCGTAAATCAACGCACTCGGACTTAGTAAAAAAAGCGAGAAATTTACTTGAAGAGTTGTGGGAAGTTTATATGGTTGAAGGTAAAATTAACCCCATCGTTGGTATCTTTCTCGGCAAGAATCACTTCGGTTATGCTGATAAAAAAGAAGTTGTTCTCGAACCTCGTCAAACAGTCGTTGAGCCTACTCAGATGGAAGATGTGCTAAAACTCTATGGTGGTGAGGACGAATCCGAGGAATAATTTAGCCGATATTTCGACAACGCTCTATCGAAAACGAAAACACTTTTTATTTCAGAAAAGTCGCAGAAAGGCACAGAAAGCAAAATAAAAACTCGGACTTTGGACGGACGATTGACTACATCAAAAATAATCAAAAAAAAGAGACTCTTTCGGGTATTTTTCTCATTTGGGTCTCTTTTTATTATGGTTTACTTCTGCCGTTTTTCTCCATTGTGGCGGCTCTCTCCTGCTCCTTGTGGCTTGTTTAATCGTTCGGCAATGGGTAACTATACCCCAATAAATAAAAACCGCTTAAAATGGCGTTAAACGGCTTGTAACTGAGAGCATGAAAAAGCCGCCCGGACTTTTAACCCGGACGGCGTAAAAATGAAAATATGCTTTTGTTCTGATTCGTCCACCATTTAACACGGTTTGCAAGCTCTCCCGGGTCTGTCATTGGTATAGATACAAGCTCCAACCCTCCCGCCGTTCTATAATAGCCGTAACCATAACGGGGGAGTGTTTCCGCTCCTTTTATGTCAATAATATTCCGGCTATCTTGTGGAGACGGGCAGCGCAACCCAACCCGACTATCTAAATTTACTTTAATTGCTCCCGTTATAATATCCCGTGTTGGTCTCTGAGTGGCTAAAATTAAATGAATATTTGCCGCTCTTCCTAACTGGGACAACCTTATTATATAGCGTTCTACTTGTTTTTTAGCTTGTATAACTAAATCGGCGTACTCATCTATAATAATAAATATGTCGGCGGCGTTACTCTTTTTTATTCGCTGCCGTTGCATAAGTCTATAACGGTTTTCCATTA